CGGCTCAAGTATATCAACAATCTGTCTCTCCACCAACAAGTTCTCCGCCCGCGCAGTCATCACCGGCTCAAGTATATCAACAATTTGTCTCTCAACAAACACCGACTTACTCATCGGATGCCTCGATAGTAGCGAGCTCATTAGCAGAAGGTCGAAGAATTATGGCTCTTTATGGTCCAAAAGGATAAAAAAGAACTATACATTTGTATCTAACTACCTCTTATGAGCATAGAAAGAAAGTATAGAGTTAAAATATCTCAGGAAGATAAGTTAATAGATCTTGATATCGAGGCTAACAACAGTAATCACGCTGTAGCGCAAGCTGAAGATATCTGTCGTGCTTTAGACGCAACTTCTTTTACGTTGCACTATGGCTCTTACAAACAAACATTACTTTCTACCCTATTTAAAAAACTAGCTTTAAACTTATTTGATTACAAAGTTTGTACTCCTTGGGAAGGTCCTTTCAGTAATAATGTACCTTGTTTATATGCGTTTAAACAACGTTACTACGTAAGAAATTTAATTCTAAAATATTTAGATATACCACGAGAGGGAGCTCTTGCTCGTCCGAGCTGCAATTGCAAATCCTGCATAAACCCTTATCACTTCTCTTACAGAACCGGAAAAAACTCGAAATTAACTGGCGGAGATACCAATATGCTACTAGCATTCATAAGCCAAGGTTCTGGCGTAAGCCAAGCAGCCAAGGCACTAAAGGTGCATCGCTCAACCATTTATCGGAAACTAAAGCATGAACATTTTTCTGTTGGGTCTGAAGATAACGGACACCGCGCAGGATAACGAAGGCGTTATTAACGTCTTGGCTGATGCTCTCCCGTCAAACGACAAAAGAGTATTAACAAAAGTCCAACTAATTCAAGACAAAAACCATTATGTAGGAAAACTACTTCAACAACTAGTTAAGCATGATTCCGTCTTAGCTATTGGTCCCACGCGGGCCACAGTTGACGGTGTACTTCAAATGCAACCCATGCTGGTTATCTCAAAAGATAACTTTGATGATTTGTTGGCAATCAACTTGTTTATTGCTGCAGGCGGTCTAGGTCCAAAAGCTGACGAAGTAGAGCTTTCAGACACCACCGTCACGAATCGCTCCCTTGCTTGGCAAGCGGATAACGCCGAGACATGTTGGTTTAAACTGACAGCGTGGGCTGAGTTATCTAAACAACTATCAGATTTAGCGCCAGGCACACCAACAATTGCAGTTGGTAAAGTCTCTACTAGCGAAAAAGATGATAAAAATTACTTAAATTACACCTTGGACAAGATTCTTTATCTACCCAAGTCATCGAAGTCCGCCCCCAAAAAAGCAGTGGATCCTGAAAAAGGTAAAATTGCTGCGGCGGCTATTGGTTCAATTGATTTCTCCCTTTAATTCAGGTATCTAATCATGGTTTTTATTGCCGGTAAATTTTCCGAAGACGAAATTCTCGCCAACGTTCCTCCTCACACACTACGAATTGACCTTCAAGCTCGCCGTTGGAAATCCGATGTAGACTCTGACTCTGCAATTATCGACGCAAACGACAATGGGATTCCAATTGAATTTATCCTTTTAGGGTTTACACCTTACTTTGGAAATCTTGGAATGCGGAACCAAGAAGAATTCATGCGTATTGCTTTTATCGGTGTAACTCCGAAGCACCGACTTTTACCGCCACGCTGTGTAACAACCGCGATGATCTCAGGTAAGTCCAGTCAAAAGAATTTTATTGCTTACTTCCAAACTCTGTATAACAACAGGATTAATTGCGCTTCAGTGATTACATCTAGTAAGTTTGTAACCCGTTCTTTTAACGAACGGGATCCTGTAACGGGAGCAGACGGTGCCAAGATCAATTTTAATGCCCTGGAGTTTAAAGACCGTCCGGTTCAAAATGAGCTGGAAGAAAAATTGGTCGAGGACGTTATTGCGTGGCTCGATTCGACGGGAACTGAATCTGTAGTGCATTGTCTGAAATCGCACATCCCTGGTTCGGATTTGGTAGAGCTGCCTCTTGGCTCAGATCACTCTGAGATTAAAGCTCAGTTTGCTGCTGCAAGGCCACAAGGGTTGGAGGGTTCGACTCGTATGTTTCCTCCTGCAAAAGCTGCAACAGTAGAAGAGGCAATCGTAGTCACACCTGAACCTCCGCAACCTAAAAGAAAAAAGGCTGTTGAGCTTACGGAAGAACAGGCCAAAGCTCTAGGAGTTGACTTTTAGAGTACAGTAAACAAGTGAAGCCAAGTGAGCGTCGGTATCCCCGGCGCTTTTTATTTTAAATTTTTACAATGTTTTGCCCGAACCCAGACTGCACCAGTGTTGTTACTAACGTCTTAACTGTCCGTCAGAAAAAAAACGGAAAAACAAGGCGTCGCGTCTGCCCCACGTGTGGCTTGAAATTTACGACAGAAGAGATTCTGTTAATAAAAGATGGTCACAAATTAATAAACCCTTATAAAAAGGAAAGCAGAACTAGACAAGGATCTTGTAACCCAGGGGCAATCTTAACCGATACAAATGTCAGAGATCTGAGAAGACTATATAGAGAAGGTAAGACTCAAAAAGAATTAAGCATCAAATATGGTATGAGCAAAACTCAAATATATAGAATTATTCATCGTTTGAGCTGGAAGAACATTTAGTAGAGTTTCGTTTTAACGGATGGTCAACTTCACGTGGAGTTAAAAGTTCCGTTAACGGAGGAAGCATTACGCCAGAGCGAACACACCAAGAAGACAAAGCCGAGAATAAACGTTTATGTAACAAATGCTGTCTATGTACCATTTCAAAAACCTCTATAAGTTGTTCTTTGTCTAGCTTCCTAGCGTCCCTGAGAACTCGCTGGTGTAAAAAATTCTGTTCTGTATCAAGCCACTCAAGATTTAACATTTAATAAACCTGGAATATGACGACTATAACCATTCTTCAGTAGACAGGCAACCGTCCTGTCAGTACACTGTGACTCTCCACATGATCATCATGACCGACTTTTATGTAGTTCCAGATGGTGTGACCCACACTTTGATCAAACACACCTTCATCTCAGGGAACATCTTAGTTCCTTACGATCCGCAACACGTTTTAAGCACACAACTTCAAAAACATAAATATACAGTCACAACAAATGAAGACCCGAACAACTTATTAGACCCTATCTGGTGGGTGTCCATGCGAGAGAAAAAATACGATTGGGTCGTATGCTCAACCATGGGTTTAAAAGACTACAGTGAATACATAATGGAATATGGAATGTCAATAGCGACTAATGGCATTGCTCTTTTAGATAGGTTATCTTTCTTAGAACCAGTGTTTAAACGAAGAACATTCCTTTTAAAGAATAAATTGTCGAACATGGTTGTTTTGTCGCCACGGCCAAAATTTCGAGCTGTAGGTTCGACTAAAGACTCTGTAACAGCTTGTTGGTTTGTCTTTCAAAAACCGGACAAGTGGATGGATGGCACGATGATCAGTTACGCAGTAAATTGGGAAAACATCGGAGCCCTTCCGGAACTTCCAACATGACATCACGTAGCAGAAAATTCGAGCTTTTTCAGAAAGCTGTCGTAGATAGCCTGACAAAGCTAAACGAAAAACTAGATAAGCTTTGTGCGCTAACCGTTTCGAATCAACTTCTCCAAGAGTGCGTTGGTCCAGACGGTAGCGTCAGATCAGCAGAAGAATGTGGTGACATTGTCGTAGAAAGTTTTATGGCGGGTATCTGTTTAAACGAAGATTTAAATATTCGGTCTAAAGAATTTGATTATCAAAAATCAGAATTCTTTATTAACGGTGTAGACGAAGAAGATGAAGAGGACGAAGATGAGGGTGATGATCCACAAGATTTTAATACTAACAGGTGTCCTGTTAATGCGTTTTAATCAGGATACGCTAGAGTTTAGTTAATTCGACACAAACTTGTGTCCCAAACTCGTTTAACAATTGATGGTTTACGTCATTACGTTTGTGATGGAGTACATAGACCACTACCTTCAGTAACTAGTGTCTTATCCGCTACACAAACGGAAGACACTCAACGAAAATTAGCTCACTGGAATGTATTAAATCCAGGCGTAGCCGATGCAGCAGCGGCGAGGGGTTCATGGGTACATGGTGCAGTTGAAAACTACATCCGAGGTCTAATTGTCAAACCGCCTCAAGACTTACTTCCTTTTTGGCAGGATCTTCCAGAAAAACTAGATGAGCTTTTAGAAAATAGTAAAGTACTGTGGTCTGAAAAACCATACAACCAGCCACAGTGGTCAAAATACGTAGGGGACGATGGTATTGGCAGAATTCATTATTACGACAATACTACAGGTCATGGTTATGCTGGTTGTCCCGACATAATTTATAAAGATCAAAACGGGGAATGTGTGCTTGCAGACTTTAAAACTTCCGCAGGTCCTTATAGTTATAGGTTTCCAAAACCCAATATGGACTTGGACGAGAAAACTCGTAAAGCTTTAGTTAGTGGTGTTTTTAAATTAAAAAAAACAAAGTTACAGCTAGCTGCATACTCTATAGCTGCAGAACATTGTCTAGGAGTTAAAATCGACAAAACTCGAATAATTGTGTCTACTCCTGTTCCCGAGTATTCAGTTCAAATTTTTACTTTTGGTGCTAACGAATTAGATATAGACAAGAAACAGTGGATGGAAGTTTTAAAGAAATTTTACTCGAAAGTTTAACCCGAGCTTTCGAGTCTGACCGTGGTCTAATACGGGACATCGTGCCAAAATAGTAAGACGGAGCTAGCCCATGCAATTTGTCTGTTCGTTAAATTCTGAAGTTAAAAAATATGTAAACCCTAAAACAGGGAAAATAAGTGCAGGGGGTAACTTTAAATCATTCAATGAGAATTGGATTCCTGTTACCGAAAGCATTACTTTTATATCAGAACAAGTAAAAGAAGGTGAAGGTCTTTGTGCGTGGCATTTAGTAGATGGCAAACGCATTAAGGATAAAACTGGATGTATTCAAGCAGGCTTGATTATTATTGACATCGATAATCAATTAGACGGAAAAACAGAAGATGGTGAAAAAATACAAAAGCAAGAATTAACTCCTACTCAAGCACTCGAATTAGATCTTTGTAAAAACTATCTGTCCTCTGCTTATTACTCTCCTAGTTCCACGGCGGAATGGCCTCGATTTAGATTGGTCTTTGGGTTAGAAAAACCGATACTAGACCCAGATTTTTTTCAATGGTTTACAAGGCAAATCTCCCAACAAATTCCGGGCTCAGATCGTAGAGCGACATTAACGGTAAACCTTTTTTATGGCTCAAAACAGGGAGAAGATCTTATATGCGTTACAGATAAATTTATACCAGCGGTAAAAATTGACGAAGCTTATATTGCTTACACACGAATTCCTAAAGAAGAATCTACAGAATCAGATCCGTTAGAAGCATTAAAAATCAAATACGCCGACGAGGGAGCGGAGATCAGCAAACTGGTCAGTAACGCGGTTAAGGAAATACTCGAAGGCAATCAAGTCGAAGACAGGTCGTTTGCCATGGCTATGGTTCTCAAAGAAATCATAGGCTGGTGCAACTGGTTACGCGAATCACAAGTCCCAACACGAGAAAAACCACTTGACATAGCACACCGTGCGTTCTATGCTCTGTATGACTACGCACCTGAGCTTGATGGCAAATTTAACCGAATCTTAAACAGCATCACTGATGCTTCTTCTTTGAAGCCAGCTATTTCGCTTGCTGTAGAGAATGGAGAATTATCTCCATGGAAAAAGTTAAAGTCTCACTATAAAGATCTCTTTGAGACCTTATGCCCAGATCAAATCAAATCAGACATCAAGAGTAGAAAAGCAAAACCAGTAAATTCAATACTGGCCTTTGACATTTTTTCGGAAGATTCTTTCCAAACAACATCAACATCAACACCTTTACCTTCACCTGATTCAATGGTTACCACACCAGCAACACCAGCTCAGCTAATAAACTTGCAGCAAAACAACAGGCAGTTTTCGGAGAACGACATTGCCGATGTTATTGTTAACAACTATGGCGATCGCTTTTTATTCGACTCGACCTTAGACGAGTTCTTTACTTACGACGACGACCAAGGTATTTGGTATCTCCAAGACGATCAGCATATTAAGCGTAGGATTGTAAAAACCCTAGACACTTTTGTTGTAGCTGGTGTTCTACCGAAGTACAACTCAGCTACCGTGGCTTCCGTTTATCAAATACTAAAAGCTAAAATGTTACGTTCGATCGATGGCGGACGTACCTCTATATGGAACAAAGGGCGCCGTTTTATACCATTTAAGAATGGTATCTTAGATCCGGACACACAACAATTTAACGCTGGTAACCATAAGGATTTGTTTTTACGAACAAAGCTAGGTTACGACTACGACAAAAAAGCTACGTGCCCTAAGTTTATTACTTGGCTAGAACATGCTGTCGGAACAGAGAAGGTAGTTATTATCCAAGCATTTCTACGTGCGTTGGTAACAGGTTATGTCACAGGAGAAAAGTTTCTTCACTTAATTGGTCCGGGCGGTACAGGTAAGTCCACGCTGCAACAAATTCTGATCGCCCTTGCTGGGTTTGGCGGGACACATACAAGCGATTTGGAAACAATTGAAACCAATCGTTTCGAGACTCACAACCTTATCGGCAAACGGTTATTGCTTCTGACAGACGAGGCTTCTTTCTCAAAACGTTTAGACACGTTAAAAAAACTTACTTCCTCCTCTGATACCTTAAGGGCGGAGCGAAAGTATGGGACACAGACGATTAACTTTAAGCCGGAGTTGATGGTTTGTATTGCTTCTAACGAACACATATCGTCTTCCGATATTAGTAGCGGATTGGAGCGTCGTCGTTTAACGATTGTCATGGACAAAGTTGTCCCTCCTTCTCAACGTAAAAATCTTATAAATGTGTATGAAGATCGTATAGAAGGTGAGCTAGCTCCAGAACTATCAGGAATTGTGAGCTGGGCTTTATCAATGACGCGAGATCAAATGCGCGATGTTTTGAGCAATCCTGTCAAGCATTGCCCCACGCTGAACGCTACTGATATCGAAGCTCTGGTATTTAATAATCCAATTTGCGCGTGGCTTTCGGACTGTTGTTTGTATGCGCCTAATTCGACTACAAGTATTGGAGGAGGTGCTTTCCGACCTTCTACGGATGAAAGCGAACGTGGTTTGTATGTTAAAAATGCATACGTTGAGCTGTACGCAAGCTACGTTAACTTCTGTAAATCAAATGGATACAAACATGCGGCTAAACAAAGATTTGTAGATCGCTTAAAAGAAACAGCACAGAATGTCCTAAAGATTGAGAAGGTAGACCCTCGATTAATTGGAGGCAAAGCAGTCGTTACTGGTTTACAATTGAAGCCGTATGATGTCACTACAGATCGTGCGTCATACGGAGACACTCGTCTCCCGTCGCCGATCGAATGGGCATCAAACCCAACATATGACCTTTGGAAAATTGCTTTTGAAACTCATGACACTAAAACAACCTAGTTCTTTTTTTGGCGTTCTTACCGGCATAGGTGCAGCAGCAAGTATTGGAGCAGCTTGGTTCCAACCCACGGTGTTTGCACCTATATTGGCTGCCTCAGGCGGTGTTCTGTTTGGGGCGTCCGTTCTATCGGAAAAGAAAAGACAAGAGGAGATTGAAATTACAGAGGCCACGAACGTAGCGTCAAACTTTAGTCGTTTATACGACACCAACAAAGGAATCGTATCGGCAGAACAACTTGCAATTAATTCGAACGTAGATATAAATCGGATTAATGAGTTCCTCGGTAGGTTACTTGAGGAACAAAAAGGGCAACTAATTAAAACAGAACAAGGAATAGTTTATTCTTTTCCTCACCCTACTCACGTACTTACTGAGTTAACAAATAACGCTAAAAATTGGGCATTTGCGCAACAAGAGCAATTACTTCAACAAATTAATGCACTACAGCAACAAACTGCCATGATTGCTGCTCAACAAGCCGCAATGCGAGTTCCGTTACAGCCCTTAGGACCAGATCAACAATCCTTAAAAAATAATGAAGTTGCTAAGCCCGGTGGTGACTTGTGGAATAGTTTACTATAATTAAAGAATGCGAACGCAGAGCGACTTAATGGCGGGCCTAATCAAGCCCGCCTTCGCTTTATCTATAGTTAATATTTAACCACCCACGCAGGCTGTGATCATCACTAGCGGCTGATATTACTGCTTCTGTTGTAATAGGAAGTATTGTAGACAAACTAATCCCAATACCCGAGGCAATTTTTCGGTGTTCTTTTTGAGTTTCAACAGACGCTCGAAGCCCAACATAATGTATAAAAGATCTAATAGTCCCAGTAATGTATATTTTTGTAGGAGAACACATCATTAATACGTTTCTGGCACATTCTTTAGCTACTCCCTCATTAATCATATCTTTATATAATTTTTTACTTTCATAAAAATGATCGAATATACGTTGTTTAAACTTTGCAACCGTCTCAATATCCATATTTTCAGTAGAGTTTTGTCTATTTGTTGGATCTTGTTTCCGTAAATCAAAATCCCAACAAGTCAACTCTGATTCTTCTAAAAGATCCAACGGATCACAATACCTTTGACTTAGCTCTTGAAAATTAAAAGATTTGTGCCTGATAATCTGAGCTGATATAGCTCTTGAAGTTATAATTTCAAAACTTGCCGATGCTTGCTCAAAAATACTCCAATGGCTATGCCGAATACAATACTTTAAAAGTTTTGTAAATTCAGTTTTGTCAGGATTTTTTGCGCTAACTCTGGCATGACGAGCTATAACTCGTTCAGCATCAGGTGTTACCCAGTCAAGTTGGACTTTATGCACAAGAGGCTAAACAACTTTATCTACATTAAAGCCACGTGGGGTTTTTTCAAGTACGAGGGAATGCTTCTTGGTACCTAAGCCGCTTTGTAAGTTCGGACGGCGTGATACCTGCGACCCTCATGGGATCAAGACCCAACCTTGAACCCGCCATACGGACTGGAAAATCGTTATCCATTACTTACCCATTTGCTTCATTGCTTTAACTTTAGCCAAAATCATTAAGTTTGTCGGTGTGTTGTGACTGGTTACAGTTTTATTATCAGTAATTTCTTGCGTATTTAAAAAATACTGATTCGGGTTTAACATTTCTTGCTGAAGTAATGCTCGTTGCTCCGGAGTATTTTGAGCAATAGAAGCCATGTATTGCATCTGACTCATATCATCGGCACTATCCCGAAACGGAATCTCTTTCTGGTTGTACCCGGCAACACCAGTTAACTCGGTGCTTTTCTTAATGTTTCCTTCGCTGTACTCAACAGGACCAACGGGTGGTCTTGTGTAGACGCCACGGTTGTGTTGAATTTGGGCTGCTATCCGACTAGAGTCGTCCATCTGAACACCACGACGGATCCCAATCTCCAAAGGAGTGTTGGCCGTCATCAAACCGGGAGGCAGAGCCGCCAACCCACCTAGCGGCTTTAGCTCCGCAGGCATTTTATTTTCGCCGGGACGAGGAAGAATAGCCATTAGTGTTTAGATCTGTTGGCGCTACGGGACATTACTCTAATGTTAGCAGGGCTATTATCTAGAGGGTTGCCGTTTTTATGATCTACGTCTTTTCCGTCGTGTTTACGTACGCGCCCTTCCTTCTCTAAATGACGCCTGGCTTTGTTGCGGGCTGCTCGACGTTTTCTTTGATCTTCGGTCCCGTGATATTGTTTGTATTCTTTGTCGTAATCTCTTTCTCGATCAGCCATGAAAATCAAGTTATTACTTTAAGTTTACACAGAGAACAAGTTTGCACTTAATAATTGGCAATCTTGGACACTAAGGAAGTCAACTCCCATCCTGGAAGCAAGTAACCATAATCACGTGGTTCTGTAACTGTTTTTGTTTCTAAGCACACGCCACAAACACCTTCGTGATAAGTCGAACACCTTTTTTGTTCGCGACTCAAGACTTCTTTTAGTTCTAACTGATAATAAAGTCCGTACTGTTCGCCACAAGACCAACAAACCCATTGGGGTTGGTTTTTTGCAATTTTTATCTTCATAAAACTTAAGAAACAAAAACTCTACAAAGATTCTTTTTCTAATTCAATTAAAATTTGTTCCCTTACCAAAAGAGCAGAATCTAATTTAAACTGTTCCCATAAACCAGTAAAGCAATGGTTTTTAGGTTTATATTCTTGATATAAAAACTCCATAAAAGTAGCTTTGTCCTGCTCTTCTAAATAATCTAATGTGCTGACTGTTTGAGCTAATTCCATGAAGAATGTCTAGGTAGCCTTGATCCTAGCCCGACACACCTCTGTAAAACAAAGTAAATTGTTAAAAATTACTTAATGGCTTCTATATACCAGCCAGTCCCTGGACCTTCCACGAGCCAACGAGGTCCTAGATTTTTTTTAGAGTACAGCAAATGGGATCCGTTAGAGTTTTGATATCCGCCATTAAGGAGGTCCATTTCCCCATAGGGGTCATTGACTACATATGCCGTGTTATCTTCGTTCCGTCCAATAATAGTAAGCCAATGTCCTCCGCCACTTGGTTTACTTACAGGGCCATGATGAAGAACCCCGATAGGAATAGGAAATCCTTTTGCTAGTTGCGAATCAATATCGCTCCAGCCACCATCTTGTCTGAACTCTACGTTCAATCCATACTGCTCTAAAGCAGTCACTTGAGCGGAAGGTTCTGTAGTATCCCCATACTTATAAACAGTAACCATGTACTCATCGTCGCTCGTTATGCTACTTGGTTTCACGTATTTAAGAAGCATTGCACATGCACTTGAAAAGCAAGAACGCAAAGGATCTTTTTTATTATCTCTTTGGGAATAATAAGGTACGTCTAAGACAAGTTTTTTAGGATGTTTAAATTGAGGTTCAATAGAAGTTACTTTAGGATCATTTATAATTTTCCAATGGGTTGGATAAAACCACCAGACTTGATTAGGTTGCGCTTCTAATGTAATTTTGTAGTCTACCTCACCAGGAACAATTGAAATGTTGGTCCAAGCATGAGCACTTCCTTTAGGCACAAACAGCTTCTGCTCGGGCGTCAGATCAGAAGTTTGACCTGGTTTACGCTTTAACCACGTGTCACGTTGGGCAAGGATTGTATGAGCCAAAACATCATTCTTCGCACCTTTTAAGAATAGCTCACTCTCAGCTTTTCGCCTGCTAACCAACCCAGGTAGTGTTTGATTCCCCGCTTTAACCCACTTAGAAAACTCAGCGGCAACAACCTTTTTATCTGTTTTTTCGTTAATTAAGTTTAAAAGAGTAGATGATCTAAAAGCTGAAACTCCGACGTTATAAGTAAAACTTACAAGGGCATCAAATTGGTTCTGATTTACAGGTACTTTTAGAGATTCTGTGACAGCTTTTTCGAAAATAGCGAGGTCAAAACGTAAATACTCCTCCGCTTTAACTTGCGATATGGTCTGACCTTCTTTAACCCCGGTGGTGGTACCAAACCCAATAGTCCAGACGCCCACGGAATCCTGATACGCAGTAAGTCTGCAGCCTTCGAACTGTTTAAGAAGTTCAATACCAGCTGCAGAGATTTTCATTACTGGTTGTAAATATCAACACCTATACGATACTCACAACCACTGCGCCCGTTAAGCTCAATGTACATATAATGAGTCCCAGAAGCACTAATTCTTTTTTGAGTTACAGAGTTAGCACGGGCGCTTAATTTAGAAGGTTTTGCAGACATAATTTCGGTTCCTGAACCGTTCAAAATTACAACGTCGCGGACTCCGTTTTGATCCCTGATATTAACTTGCAGAATACCAGTGCCGTTAATTGTTAAAGGGTAGTAGTCAGAAAGCGCAAAGTATCCCTCCGCTGTATATTTTTTAGAGTTTGTTGTGTTGACTACCACGCCGCTGCCGTTTACTTGTCGGCGCTGGTCAAAGTGGCTAGATGTGGTCCGTTGGGCTCCACTTGTCGAAGTCCCACTAGCGAGAACAACGTTCAGTTCTAGGTTTTTAGACAGTTCAGACATTTGACAAGATACCTAATAACTATAGTTTAGCCTAAAAAAATTTAAAGGGCTGAGTTAGAATATATTGGTTAGTTTGGAGACGATAATGGAAGCACTTGTTGCCTCTCTTGCGGGATTACTGGCTTTTTTCACCTGGTTGCATGAACAGAGGCAGCGAGTTACGGATAAAAGATTTGAAAATATAAAAAAAAGATTAGAGTCTGTGGAAGAAAAAATAGAAAAACTACCGATAGACTACGTTTTAAAGAAAGATTTAAATAACGATCTTCACGAAATAAGAACATGGTTACGTTCAATTAACGACAAAATAGATACTTTAATCCTCTCTCGTTAACTACATGCTATTATAAAGACAGAAATTAATAGAATCATGCTTGTTTACCTCACAGCTAACTGGTCGCAGATTTTAACTGCAATTGCCGCTGTCCACGCTGCAGCCCTTGTAATTGTAAACTTGACAAAAACACCAAAAGACGACGAGGTATTGACTCGCGTTTACCGTATTATCGAAATACTAGCTGGTGTAGTTACAAAACTAGTTAAGAAGTAGAAGCTTTTTTACTCTTTGTTTTTTTAACGACTTCTTCCGTTTCTGTCGGAGGAAGGCAGAGAGGAAGTTTGCATATCTCCTCGTACTCACGAGCCGCAATACTTTGTTCGTGGTTATAACTAAGCCATTCCCAAATAATATCTTCTCTTTCTTGATTCCAAAAAGTTTGAGACCTATACCACAGCAGCCAGTCAATATCGGACTTTGCCAGGTTGCAAGTAGGGCAAGCGGCTAGCAGATTACCCCTTTTCGTAGAACCTCCTTTGGCTCTAGGAATAATATGATCTAAAGTATGTGCTCTTGTATCTCCGCAATAAGCACACTTATTGCCCCAGGCTTCAATTATGTCTTTTCTAAACTTTTTACGGGCGTTTCTCCGCTGAAGACAACTGAGATTAAAAACAAGCTCATTCTCTTCGGAGGCGCTCACGCACAAGAAGCGTCTAAGTATATTTTACTCCAAACAGAAACACAAAATTTAAAAATGTAAATAAATAAAACACCAGGTAGCGGCTGCGCGTTCTGTGCGTTAGAATAAACTTGATTTATTAACATTAATGTCTACAACACTTCAACTTGCTTGGGTTCAGTTCAAGGCCGAACGTGCTGTCACGCTTTGTCCTACGAGTTTAACTGCGGATTATAAACAGGTAGAAAAATGGATAAACCGATGTCCAATCACAAATTTGGAAGAGGGTCGTCAAGTTATGACTTGGGTACTAGGACAAAAACCGGTTAAGTCAAGCCGTAGAGTCGCTATGTATGTAAAAAGTCTTTATAAATGGGCCGCTAGTGAAGATATTTGTTTGTTGCTAAAAAATCCAATAATGACATTTAAAATGCCAAAACCTCCTCAAGAGGATATTGATATCATTGTTATACCTCAGAAAGAAACTTCTATAGTTTTAAATTCTCTCTGTTCCCGTTTTACAAGAAACGGAGCTAACTGGTCTCATTACGCAGAATTTATGCTTCAAACAGCAATGCGTACAGGAGAAGTACGAGCTTTAAAATGGGACGATATAAAAGATAATAAAATATTAGTACACTCCAACTATACTTTAACCCACGGGCACAAAGATTCGACAAAAACAAACCGTAAACGTTGGGTCCCTTTAAATTCAAAAGCTCAAGAAATCTTACAACAAACTAAAAAAGTTGAGGATTATATATTTCCTTGGAATAGACTTGCTTTCCAAAGTTATTTTTATGATCGAATGTGTGAGCTCTATGCAACTAACAAAATAGAGAATAGATACAGACCATACGATTTACGTCATACAGCAATTAGCCGTTGGATTGAAGCACAAATTCCTGTTGCTCAAGTAGCAAACTGGGCAGGAAATAGCTCAGAAGTTATATGGCAGCACTATGTGAACGTCACCAAAGAGTATGAAATGCCTGTTCTATAAAACTAAACTGTTTCTGTCGGCCAAATAGGATAACCAGAACCATTAATATAACCTGCTAGCTGGTCCGTGGTAGAGGTTGTATCTATGTACGTAACTTTGTCGTGACATGCCGACCTAACACTTTGTCTCCAAGCTTGAACCCCGCTTGGAATTGGAGTTCCGTTATCAATTAGCCTGACCACGGTCCAATCAGAGGTGCTTAAGATACCGTTTGCTGTCAACCTTGTCTGATCAACCCAACCTGACACTAAAACACCGTGGTCTTTAGGAATTAAAGTTCCACTTGTTGTGTATCCGTAATAAAAACGAGGGTCGTAATAAGGAGGATCAGGAACCTCAGTAATACCAATGGCTTCTCTTTGCTCAGTAGTAGCTAAACCCAACCAGTTCGAAGGGTAAAGAGTATCCCCAGTCTCAAAAGGAACTCCTAACTGTAATGGCTGGCCGTTTAAAACAAACACAATAACGCATTTTCTACGTCCTTTAATTATACTCAAATTTCGGACAGTCAGAAACCCAAGGAGCGCATATCCGAAGTTCGCCTCCTAGTAACTCTTGAGCTTTACTTCCATCAGGTACTTTTTCAGAAAAATAAAAAGGCTTTACTTTAACTTCTTGTTTTTCTGAGAGATCTTCATATTTTTTAATAGCGTCGTCCACGTCGCGAATTACCCTTCTATTTAAAAGAACGGGATCACTGATTATGTAGTCATTTAAAGGTTTATTTGGAAGTTTTCTCTGTACTTCATCAACGGTATCATAAATTTTTTCCTCTGGTATTCCTGTACATTGAGAAATTAATGTTACGACCAAAGTAAACAAAACCCCTACAAAAGCATATCGATATATATTTTTTGTTTTTGTGCCGAACTCAAAATTAAATTTCATTTTAGAAAATCAAAATACCTGATTAGTGAGTTCGACTACTCTTTATATTCGTCTTCAAAACAAAAGATATTATCTAATTCGAGCCAAATAGCGTCCTCAATTGCCACGTGGATTGAGTCCTCGCATGGATTTTCGATGTGTTTATAAGCTCGACGATATCCCGCTCGAATGCCTCTCTCTATTGCATCTTCAAGCACTACACGAATTTTGACTTTCATTGGGATTTTATTGGCAAAAATTAAAAACTATTGTACTTCTGCGTGATCGGAGATTGGTCCTCCATAAAGCCACGCATCGCAAGTACGCGCAGCAGCACACTTAAATTTAAATAACTGACAGTAGCCTAAGTTGGCTCTTTCTTGAACATCCCAAGGATCTGCCATTTGTTTTTCGTTAATACCTTCGACTATGCAATTCAAAATTTTATCGGACTGATCAAAAGCGGCGCAATTACAGCAACGAGCTGTTTGAGCGGTTTCAACGTCCGTGTTCCACATATCTGCTTTTTTTTCCCAGAACCCATGGTCAGGACTCGAAGGGTTCATAGGGCCATACCTAAATTTATCTATCGTCCAGTTCCTATTTTTTACATTTTCTTCCACATTTGCGGTGGCGCTAGGACAAACGTTACTCACTTGCGAGACACGTTTATTTAAGAAAATTTCGGCTTTTTTGTTCATTCCGTAATTATAAACAGACACACCGAAGGATTAAGCCCTCTTAGTTTTTAGATATTCTTTGTTTTGTTCTTTAGAAATGCAATAGAATGACTGTAAGTTGTATAGTTAGAAGGGCGTTAAAAACAGATGAACCCTGTTGATTTTTTAGATCGCACAATTGATTTTTTAATGGAGCGTTTTGGCACACGCTCACCAAATTACGTTCCTCCTAGTCGTCCCGTGCCTCAACCTAGTATGAAGGATATTCCTTTCGGTCCTTATCAACCTCTTATTAATGAAGCTGAACGAGTTAAAGATTTGTTAAATAAACAAACAGCAGAAAAAGAACGTATAATTCGTGAGCAGCTAGGAAGGTAGTAATTATGTACTTTGAAATAGACCCACGCGCCATAGCTTTACTCGATGAAAGTATTTCAGCTTTGTTGCCTGATGACTACGCTGTGGCAGCGGATACTCCTTATGGCGGCGCACCAGGGAGACCTTTAACTCCTGAAGAAATTGAGCGTCTTAAAGGACCAAAAGAACGAACACCTCCTCCACCTGGTTTTCGTGAGCAATATGTACCTAAAGCTGATAATACTTCTTTTTTGATTGATCAGTTTTTAGCAGAAAATCAAGGCCCCAGTACACCTGTTAAGTATTATCCTGATGCAAATAAGGGGCAAGGAGGGTATCTACCAAACCGTGGTGCAGGGTACCCCGCTAATGTACGCCCTAAAGGACAACAGTTTTTTATATAAATTTTTCAAATAATCATTGAGTAATAGCAAGCAATATCGTTGAAGAGCTGCTTAGTGGTTTTAACTACTTAGTGTTCTTGGTTACTGGGTTCTTCTTTAAAATCCATGAGGTTTTTACCTGCAAGATAACTATGAATACGATCAGCAAAAAGTACATATGGAGCTTCCCCTGTTTCTAGTGCGGACGTAACAGCAACGCGCCACATTATTTCTTGCCTTTCAAGATCAGGTAACGGTTTTAATAAATTGTCCTTGTTCTCCACAGAATCAGGTGGTACTGTTTTCACAACGTACTGAGCAATAACTCGGTAACAACCCAATGCTTCTTCCGTGTCCATTCCACCGTTGATCAGATCAACAGCAGCTAAGAGTACGTCGTTTTGTTGTGGTGTCATGTGAGATCAAGTGTGTTTATTTAATTCATGCTTTATTTTATCAAGCATGCGATCTATATTGCTTGTAGGTATCTCGTGCTCATCAGAAGATTCAACCATTCCTTTGTAATAACCAAGAATATTTACTAGTTCTTTGAGATCACGATGTTGTATTTTTACTTCTAATTTTTCACTGAGGAACTTTTCATCTTTCTTTTTTACTTTTGGTTTTTTATTTTTTTCATCACAATCTAAGCAACAAAAAGAGTAGCCTTGCCTAAACATTTTAATAATTTGAAAATGTTTTTTGTTTAGTGGTTTTTCTTTTTTGCAGTAGTTGCAAATTCTTTTAGTCATTTTAAAAAAGTTTAATGTTCGTTTTCGGGAGTAAAATCGAGATTAATCCGATTATAGGTGTGAGAGTTACCGTTCAGAAGCAGTGATCTCAAAGACTACTCCCTAAAAGAAATCAGTGTTTTCTGATCAAGAAGCTTTTTAGCTTCGTGAAAAACCAAATCTAGTTCATCAGCGTTTATTTGTACATAATGGTCTAGATCATCACCTAATTCACAAATCTTTACAAAACCTCCTGCGCCTTCGTCGTCTATAGAAATTTGTAAAACCCCACGGCCATGAACAGGGTTCGTATTTGTTCGATGGATAGAAACTGCGAGAATAGTTGCTACTGGAGTAGGGTCAGTCATGGTTTGCTGTTCAAGGGAGCAAGGAAATTAAATGTTACCTCCTAAGCAGCGGACCAAAAACGTCTAAGAGCGTTTTAGTATCGTGGGTTCGAACATTATTATAGTCATCCCACATGTTTTGTATATCGGGACGAGTTAATATGTGGAGTGGTTGTTCGTTCATTGTGTACACATTACGAACCATACGGGGGGTTAACTGAGAAAGGTAATCCTCCATAAAATCTCTAGGTTCTGAGTAAATATCTCGGGTTAGCATCTAACAAATTGAAAGCTCTAAAAACATTATACACTTTTGAGATAAACCTAATTTCAATTTTGAAATAACTTAGAAGTTGACCGGACTAGGGGTGTTGACTAGTGATTTTTGTGGATCACGGATTAACACCTAGCAAGTTTGTGGCTCACAAAGCACCAATCCGTTAACACAAAATATAAACGTGTTAGTAAAATCACAAAATCTTAACTTGTAGTGTGACTGAAACTACTGCTGAGCTTCAAGTTCATCAGCGATAGCAAGGAGTTGGGACCGACAATCACTCCCTACAAACTCGCAACACGATCGGGCGTAGAGAGCATCATCCGCTACCACGTGATCGACAGCAGCGCGAAGGGCAGCGGCAAGCTTAACTTCTGCACATATTGGCGCCTCACAAAAAGCATCCCAAACTAATTGGGCGGCAAGGGAAAGGTTAGTCATTGGGCAATGCCTCCAGTTCGTCGGCGATGGCGAGGATGTCATCTTGCTCAATGACTAAAGCATAGGAACTCCCACCACAAGTTACAATCTCGTCGCTATAGACGTTATGGGCAAGAGCGCGGAGGGCGGCGGCGGCAATCTGTCGAGCATCATTCAGGCAGTCATCTGGGCCATAAGAGCTAGCGCTATTAGCAGCATCCAGCACTGCCTGCGCAGCAGGGCTAAGTGGGGTAGTCATTGGTTGGGAATTCAGCACTAACTCAGGCGGTGGGGTGATTGAAAGGTCAGTCATGTGATTAGTGTGCGGGACTTCTCAACACATGAACTGTACAGCATTCCCTGGCTATTCGCTATTTGCAAACAGCAAACCCGTCGATTTCCACGGGGTTAGAAGACGTGCTCACTAATAACCTAAAAAATTTTGCCAAAGCCAAAGTCGGAGAAAGGAAGAAAGGGTTAAAGAGCTAATTTGCGGAAGGCGCGAACGCGGTTGGTGCCGTCCTTGGTGCCGTTGGCCTGGAGGCCATTAGCGAAGCTCAGTCTCCAAGCGAGAGTGGAAGAGTCCTCCGTGGACGACCAGTGGGTGCCAGCAACAAACGCTTCAGAATTACCAGTTTGAAACGCGGTCACAGTAGTTTGAGCTGGAGTGCCAGCCGTATAATTACTGCCACGCGCTGGTACTGAATATGCGTTGATGCCATATCCAGTATCGTTGCTTGTTGTTGTTGGTTTTAAGTTGTAATATGCAATTTCTAACTCATCACGTGCTGGCAAGTACCAGTCGGTATAACCACCAATACTTAAAGTTTCACAAAATTCAGCTGCTGGGTGATCGGCAATACCAGCCGTTACCATAGCTGCTGTATTTGCCGCACCATCGTATGTGCTGGTGGTGCCTGCTGTTGTCGTGTTGGTGGTTTTCCACTGTTTCATTGTCGTCAGCGTATAACCCGTACCTGTAGCACCCGTTGCTGCTGGTGCCACGATAAGTGCATGAGTTGCGACGCTGTTTGCAGTTTGGCTGATGGTACCAGCAAAAAATCCGCCTTGAAATGATGCGCCTATTGCGGGAAGTACAATACCTCCTGCAGAACCCATCAATAATGCTCGTGAAGTAGGATCCATACGTATTAGGTGGTATAGTTAATCAGGCTTGAAGCTCGCCAGTTTGTACCGCTATCGTCCGTAGAAAAGATAAAGATATGAGTTTTATTTGTGGTCAAAGTTGGTGCGGTAGCAGAAGGCCAGCTAACAGCAGCAGGCCAAGTAATCGTACCAGTTTGGTGGTTAACTTCATAAACAAACGAATAAGCAACGTTTGAAGGAGCTCCTGATATAACTACAGTAGTTGCTCCGCTAAGAGTCGCAGTAAAATAGTTACCTAAACTAGTATTTATGCCGCTACCGTACAAAGAAAGTGGGACTATATTTCCAGCATATTGACCAGAAACCACGCCGCCGGACAGTGGTAGTTTTAAAATAGCCGATGCAATTCCGGCGTTACCAGAAGATTGAGCTGTAGATCCGACAACTAACGCTGCGTTACCAGAAGATTGAGCTGTAGATCCGACAACTAACGCTGCGTTACCAGAAGCTTGAGCTGCGGTTCCAGCAGCAGATGAGTAATAACGATTATCTAGTACATCAAAACCGACTCTTTTGTTTGTGGTACCTGAAGCTTGAACAAACGGAAAATAGTCTCCGCTTGCTAAAACGATAGACGCTGTTAATTGAGATATCTTTTGGCTTGCCATTTAACTTAAGTTAAGTTGACTCTAGTTGAATTATAGAGTTATCTTCAAGTAATAGATACTCGTTAGACAAAAAAGGTGATGTTTCTAGAAGCATAAATGGAGTTGCAACAGAATCAATGTCTATAAAAACAGGTTTATCTGTTTCAATTTCTACACCAGAAGTAGTTACTACACGTCCTACAGTCGTAAGATAAGCTCCCGCAAGAGCAGTATTTTCGATTTCATTAACAAAACCAGAGTAAGAAGTCAGACTACCAGAAGTTAAAACAGATAAATAACGAGTTTCACCTGGAATTAAATTTGAAAAATTGGAGTATAAGGAGTCGTTATTTACCCTAACTAAGTCCCCTGTTGAAACAGAATCAAGCGCGACACCAACTAAAGACGCTTGATTTGAATAAACAGCACTGGCTTTAAAAACAACTCCAGAAGGATTAACGTAAACAACATTGCCCGCTGTTACGTTTTCACCTGCTATAAAAGAAATAAGTGCCATATTACAGTCTCGTGGATAATTTAAGTTTAACCTTTTCCTTGGCCACGGAGAAGTTTTTTATTATTTTTATTTGGTCGAGAATGTTTACCTTGTCCAATAGAAGTTACTTTAGGCTTTGAAACAATTGTAGAGGATGCTGTTTTTAGTTTTGACATAGTAAGTTACAGATTATACAGAAACCCATGTAGTTCCGTTCCAAACCAGTAATTGGTTTGTAGACGAATTAAACCAACCGGCTCCATCGGCACTGGCAGTAGGTGCGCTAGGAGTATATGCAAAACTTCGTGTAGGTCCGGTTTCATACCAACCAGAACTAGAAGCGTCATACACAAACAAGTTACCAACCAGCGTGTTGTACCATAACGAACCATCTTTAGGCGGTGCATTAAAACCAGTGCCGGATGGAGGTTCTTCACTCTTAATTGCAAGCGCCTCGGCGTTTGTCTGGTACCAATCTGGGTTGGAAATTCCATTTCCGCTGGCATAAACAAACAAACGACCTTCATTCGTATCAAACCACAAGGAACCAGCAGCGTAACTTGATCCTGGGCTACCTGAAACTGTAACAGAAATAGAACTACTAGAACTACCGCTAACATTAACAACTGTACCGCTAACTATTACCGCATTGCCACTGTATAAAACAGTATTGTTTCCCGTGCCAAAAATGTGACCAGAGACTGAGTTCTGAAACACATTATCATAATTAATATTAAAATCTGTACCGTTTACCAGATAAAGACCAGAACCTGCGGTGTAAGTGATACCTGAAGCGGACGTTACAGTGGAATTAATTACTGTTGCTGACCCGCTTGCTGTGAAATAAATTCCAGAACCAGCTTGTATCTGAGTTCCTCCTCCACCGCCGCCAGAAACTCCGCTAATCGTCAGATTTAAATCTTCTAAAACTTGAACCACACCGTCAAAGTTCGCTGCGTAACCGCTGGGATCTATTGTAAAACTTACAGTTCCCACACCGCTGACCGTGTAAATAATTTCTGTTACAGCCTCAATTATACCCCGGAAATTCGCTTCGTGAAGGGCCTTTCTAGAAGGGTAGTGGATACACGCCGCCATCGTATATTTACCCGAGAATACTCTAGTTTAGACACTACCTTCGTATTCTAAGGATTTTACCTCTTCTTGAGACTATATAAATCAACCGGATGTTTAAAACCTTCTTCAGCGATCATCCAAGCTGGAATATTTAAAATTTCAGCTTGACGTTTGCACTCTTCCCAAAAAGATAAATCAGGAGCTGCTTGCTTTTCTAAAACAGCAGAAGGCACTACGACCATGGTTTGCTCTAGAAATGAAGTGGATAACTATATACTAACAGGGAATGTAAAGATATGTCAAATATTTGGTAGGCCACGGTTGATTTTGAGTCATACTAAAATTAAAAAACCTTGCTGGAACTAGAAATTAGTCTTGAATTGCGCTTTAAATGAAATCTTTAAATATATTTAAAAATTAAATTAGTAAAACTACTTTTAAATGCGACTTTGGCCGCAAGTAAAAAGTCTTTAAATAAACGTATCACCTAGCAATTTCCGACTCGGAACGAAATAGTAAAAAAGAAGTTTAAATTCTATGTCGGACCCAGAAACACTATGCTATGGTGAGGCACACACCTCACTGTGAGCATGAGCTACCTGGATTCCTACGTTGCTGTCTTTGGGCTAATTGTCCGCACTCCGCCGGACCCGCCAGAAGGGCCTGTCTTAAAAGAATACGATTTAGACTCATTTAGAGTCGTTGAACAGGCCAAAACAGCCACGCTGCACTGCAAATGCAGACGTAGCGACCCCTTCACTCTCTCCCTTGCGGATCTGTCGCGGATCCACCCTGTAAGGGGCTTCTATGCTTGTCCAACGTGCTTACAAGAGCTTCACTCGGCGCGTACGGTCGCTCAAAAAGTTGCTGTCTGGTTACGACAGAACAACCCGTCCATAACACCTTTAAAGCACCTATTTCTCCCCAATAACTTGACCCGCTTTATGGATCCAGAATCCAGATTGGCTACGAGACCGCGCCGGTTTATTTACAGCAGCTATTACGATGTCGATTTAAGTTCTAAAGAAAACATTATTTCTACTTGTGACGAGCCTCATTGTGTAAACCCTTTACATTGTCAGATTGCTAACAGCCCTGCTACTAAGATCACATCACAAATGGTGGAGGACACCGCAAAGTGGATACAAAAAGGTATATCAAACAAAACCCTTCAGGAACTCATAGAGATAAAGTACAGAGTCTCTTTAAGTATGCGCAGCATAAACAACATAAAGCGATCAGCGATCTTGTTAATCGAAACGCAGACTTGTTGTACGTGCTAGTGTACCAGCGGGTAATGTCCGCTAATGAACTTATTCAATTCTTAGGGTTCCCAAAAGCTAGAGTTTTTAGAGGTCTCAAAGAACTTAAAAATTGCAATCTTGTAATTCAGGTAAACTTTGAAATCCATACGCTCTACGCCATAAACGGCCATTATTTTAACTTTATTAAAACCTTACTTCGATACGATGAGCTATCCGGAATCTAAGCCTTGCCTCTGGAACGAAAAATACGTCATTGAAAACTTGCCTTCTTGGTTGTACTCTGACAATCAAGAACCAAATTCGGCGATGGAGTGTAAAGCTAAAATATCAGCTTTGCAATACACCATTCAAGACATTGACTTACAGATTGAGATTCGTGAACTTGAGTTAAAAAATGGTCTTAGTCGCCACGGATCGTCTTTTGAGTTTGAAAAGTGGAAAGCACAAGCACTTAGGGCCAAACAAACGCACACCTATTTGCTTAATGCGTATAGCTACTGGCTGCTACTAAACGAAAAAGATACTTCGATTCTTAATACTTCTGAAATACTCAGAAAACTAATAAAACTCTTAATAGAAGAACCCAAGGATTTTACCGCGCAACTAGAGGAACTGCTGTAAACTATGACTGCCGGTTATTGAAAGAAGGGTCTTTAACCGGTAACGTGGAGGTGCTAGGACTTTTCACCCTTTCGGCCTAGCAGTAATCGATCTCTTGTGCCTGGTACCAGGTGCCGGAGCGACCTCCCATTTATTTTAAAAAAATCATGTACGGAATTAAAGAAAAACTAACGTCTTCATTACCAATCAAAGAACTTCTTGAAGTTTTTCGGAGCATCGACACTTCCCTACAAGTGTTGTCAAACACAAAATCTGGAAATGTAACCACGGCATTTATCAACAAAAAAGCTATAGCTGAACGAATGGGTGTTAACCCTGTAACAATAGATAAACTAATTCACCAAGGTATTACTTCAAAAGGAAAATCTGGCTTAGTTGAAGGAAGGCACTACTGTAAAATAGATCCGACGGAAAACAATACCAGTAATTTCCTCTATGACTCTGCTAAAGTCCTAGCAGACGCTTGGAAGTCTTTCCAAAACTATGATTAATCTCGGAGAAAAAGCAAAAAAACTAGCTGCCTCTTTGTTCGGAGTCAACGAAGTTAAGAATCGTATTGCAAAAAATACGATGAAGCTCTTGGTAAACGACATTGCGACCCTTAACTCACAATTCGCTGACGCAAAGGGGGAAGGAGCTTTGTTTTTTAACCCAAGTAAGCCAAATCAAAGTCAGTACCTAACTCTTAAAGAGATTCAGAATGATATCTCGTTAGCTGAGGAAGTATACGATGTTTCCACAGCAGAATTCTTAAAGAAACTCATGAATATGGTGCAAAAAGAAGATGTGAAGAAAAGTCCAGTTGTAGTGATGGTCAATTACACAGGTTTGTCCGCTCATAGGTTAGATTTAGAAAGTCTTGATGAACGCATCGATACTTTGATAAATGCCGTTAGCTGACAGGGATTTTGTTTCACCTCCAGAAATAATTGGTGTAACTACCTCTTTTTTTGATGGTCAAATAGAGTTAGACCCTGCTTCTAGCGATACAGCTAACCAATTGGTGTGCGCAAACAAGTATTTTACGCACGACCATAACGGACTAAAGCAAACCTGGAAAGCAAAAAACATATATCTTTATCCACCTAGAGATTTTTTATTTAGCAGCGAACAACCAACAGATACAAATGTATTCTTTAAAAAAAGAAGGTTTGTTAAGTCTGCTCAAAGAATCTGGTTAGAAGAATGTTTAAAAAAATACAGAAAAAACGAATTTGACGAAGCTATTGTTTTTTTAACTTCCACAGAGGTTGCGTTGCTTGTTACGCAACGTTTAGATATAGATATGCCTATATGTATCCTAAATAAAAGACCAGAACTTTATATAGATGCGCCTGGACTACCTAAATTATTAAACACAAAATGTTTTGGTTTTATATTTTATTTTCCACGATTGATAAACCCTAAAAACAGAATTACAGAGTTTATTGATTTGTATAGTGATCTTGGCCGTGTATATTGTTAAAGTTTTCTTTGGTATTAAAAGAATCGTCGGGGCCATAATGATCGCCTACGCCAAAACCTAACCCTACAGGGCCACTCAAAGAAGCATACCTTAGATTTTTACGCTTTAAATCTCTTTTTTCTTCTGTCTCAGAAGTTTGCCAGATTTTTCCCGCAATTCGTAAAGGTAGATATTTATCTAACCTTTTTCCGTACTTCTGTAAAGGTTTTACACCAGCATATTCAACTCGGCTTTCATGTAAAGAAGGTCGAATGTGGTTAAACATTGTATTTGTAGAGTCCTTGCATGGACCCCACATCTGAACGTTGAGTTGGAGGGGCAGCAGCCATCCTCATAAAATAAGGATTATATAAGTTTGAAAAAGCTTGACTTCCTTGGACACTTTGAAATGCTTGGATTGGAGCAGATAGAGTTCCATATAAACGAGTAGCTCCACGCTCGCTGGTACCTCCGATTAAATTCGAACCTCCTTTTGTTGTATTTCGCAAATTTGTTACGTTTGCGCCTGCTAAGTTAGCTAAATTTTGAGTTGCTGTTTGACTTGTATCTACCGCAGCTTGCGCATATTTTTGCCCTTGAGTTCCTATACGTTGAGCACTAGCTTCTGCCGCAGTAGCAATAGAAGAATTAACATCACCCATACGTTTTATAACTGCGGTCCCATAATCTTGCATCTGACCGCCAATGGCGCCCATAGCATTTCTATAAGAAGAAGACGATAAAATCTTAGGCTCAAAATTCTTTATAGAAGCTTCGTGTTTTGCAACAGCAGCGTCTATTGTAGATTTAAAATAGTCTCTAAACTTTTTAGATAAGTCTGAAGTTTTAGTGCCGGTTAAAGTATCTATGCCACCGAGGACACCTGCTTGTCTAGCTGTGTAATCTTGCTCGCGACCTTCTGCTGACCCTTTGGTTGCAGCTTGCGCATTCATCGCAAGAATAGCACCTATATTCGTAGCAAGTCCGTCAGCCATACTCGAAAACAGGAAGACCTTTCCTAATTCTATCAAGAATAACAGCTTTAATCTTCATAACCTCCGCGTCTGCTGAAGTAGAACCCTTATTAAAGAAATCCATAGAGATGTGAGCCCCAGTAGTGGATCCAGTTCGCCCTTGAGTTCCTATATACGTGCCTGGAGTTATTACATCTCCTGGCTTAAGATTCTGGTTTAATTCATCAAAATGCGCAATTAATGTATCTGCTACTTTTCCTTGAGGTGTTTTAAACCTAAGCTCGACATAATTTCCGTAACCACGTGCGGTGGCTCCTTTCTCTAAATTAAACTCTCTGGGATCTTTAACTACTTTTAAAACTTCTGCTTGAAAAGGAGCTACAAATTTTGCTCCTCTTTTACCTCCCTCAATAACAAAATCCATACCTTTTCCCCCAGTATCGTTCGGATTTGTTATAGAAACTCCTGTATAAGCAACACCTTGTGATGGTTTTGCTGCAGTTTCAATATTTTTACCTGCGTTTTGAGCAAGATTACCTTGTCGCATGTTATTAACAAGTTGTTCTAAGTCAGAAGCAGCTTGGTTGTATCCTTGCTCTTCTTTTGCAACATTTAAATAACTGTTAACTAAATCAATAGGATCCTTCATAGGCGTTGTTTTGACCATAGCACTCATAGCTTGAGATCTATATATTTCTGCGGCGTCTTGATTACGAGGGTCTTCACTGTCTTCTAACTCGGAGGCTAGTTGCAGTAAAGAAGAAGCCTGTAAATACTCATTTGGAGCGTCTGTTTTTACAGCCGTAGAAGCAATTAAATTTTTAGAGATTGTTTCGTTTAATGCTTCATTGAAGTCAAAAGGTTTAACTTTAAAAGGAGTTGTTTCTGCACTTGCATTTGTTTGCTGAGTAGGTACTTCGGCTTTAGCACCAAAACTAGGTAGATCTCCTAACACACGTCTAGCGTTCTCATAAAGATCGCCACCTTGCCGAAAACGTTTTGCTGCACTAGAAACAGAAGTACCAAAAGAATCTTCCTTACCTAACGAAACATTAGGATTACCTCCTAAAACTGTTGCGTAAGCACGTTCAATCCCCATACCTGGCTTATAACCTCTGTCCAAAAGAAATTGAACAGCACTCGGCATCTGCTCCGCACGAGTATATTTACCAATACGAGAGGGATTTAAGTATTTCGCTCTCTCCCCCGGTCCGAATTGGATCATCCCATAGTGTTTTCCTCCTGCACCACCCCAAATATTGGGGTCCATATTGGTTCCTGACTCTAAGGAAAGAAACCCTCCTAATTCGTATGGATTAAGTTTTAATTTTTGTGCAGCCTCAAATATCGCTGCACGATCAGCTGGAGGTAAAGATCCAATGCGAGGGTTTGGCATAATTATCAGAGTTTCATCTAACCCAGTTTGATTCGGCCTTGAGACCCGGTGCAAATACGGCTTGGACAGACGTAATTAAGCTGAAAGTAACTGCAAGGTGGCGAACAAAGCTAGGACAAAGAGTCATCAAATTAAAGCAACAACACTGGCTCCCACAAATCAAAAGATTTTTGTCCAGTTGGCTTGGGCTTACATGAGGAGCAATGCCAAGAATAAATTTAACTTCGATATTACTTTAGCTAAACAAACAATAACTATAAAAAGTATTAATTTTCGACTGAAGTCACATCGTCATCAAACAAATCTATATTCGTATCCACAGCGATTCCGGCGTCATCCATTACAGAAAGATAAGCCCGTTCACGGCAAATAAGTCGGTAAATAATATTCCAAAAAAACTGA